GTCCAGCGAAACCAGATTCGCCGAATGTGTTTATGATTGATGTCAGGTTACCAATAACGTTGACGCCAAAGACACCAGCTCCAAAGACTACTTCAGATATAGCACCTATAGCTACAAAAGACATCATAAGATGAGCTAAGTCATCTATATAGCCTTTTATCATTGTTATTATTTCCTTCATGTTTATTCTCCATTAGTTAACAAAAAAGGGAATCTCACCCTATATATAAATATCATATATATTAATCAAAAGTTGAAAATTACAATATTTATATATGACACTCTTCTACGAAAAATCAAGAGGTAAAAAATGGCAAATAATTATGAAATATTTGAAGGTAAGTCATTATCAGACTTATTTGAAGATATATATACCAATACACAAGAAAATAAAAAACAACTAGAAGTTCTTATGAAAGAAGTAGTTGGATTTATTAAAGATGGTGATACTGCTGTTCAAATCATTCCTATGTTAAAAGAGTATTTAGAAATCAATGTAAAGAATGATGAGCAATTAGTAAAGATAGCAGCAATAGTACAACGTATTATAGCTTCCGAAGCAAAGGGTGGTTCTGAGGATGAATTTGGTTTGTCAGATAAAGAGAAAGAGCAACTTATGAGTGCGGTAGAAGAAGTTGCCGCAGATGTACAGAAGCACACGGATGAAATAACTAAAGAAGAAAAAAATATATTTGAGAATTAAATATGCAACCTGGATATAGAAAAAAAACTAAGTTTGTTTCAACTGTAAGGGATAAAACAGGTTTTGTAAACTTAAATCAAGTAATGGATGTCATAAAGCAACATAGTGCATCTGAAGAGTTTTATGAGATAGAACCTGCTAAAGTTTTAAAAGTTTATATGGATGATGAAGAAACAGGATTTCCTTACTACTACAAAAATGATGTCAAAATACCAGATCGTAGCTACTTAGGTGCTGTAAGTGTTAGGTTACTATACTCACAAGATAGTGGAGAGTATTTAGATGAAATAATAAGACCATTATCTCCACATATTGTGTCATACCCGATAAGAGGAGAAATAGTAAATATTGCTAATTACAATGGTACGCTTTACTATTTTAATCCATTAAATAAGTATGGAAAAGTTAATATGAACAGGCCTAAAGCTGGAGATTCAGATAATCTAGTTTTACACAAATATACACAATGGAACAGACCTATAGCTCCAGAACAAGGTGATACGATTATTCAAGGTCGATTTGGACAATCCATGCATTTTGGTAGCGATAATAATCACATTAAACCTTACATAAAATTTAGTGTTGGTCAAAATAATCCAGATGACGAGGGTGTTCATAATCTTCCAGATGTTAAAAAAATACAAGACGAAACCTATCCACATACAGAGGATATAAATTTAGATGAATCTAGTATTTACATTACAACTAATCAACATATACCTTTACAAATAGCTGCTAAAAGTAAGGTGTTGCAAGATAATTTAGGTGGACATAATCGCTCAGCTATAGTTCTTAATTCTGATTGCGTGACTTTTAATGCTAAGGATCCAAATGGTGATGTTTCTATGTTTGCACAAAGAAATATTAATTTAAGTTCAAACACAACAATAAATTTAGAAACTGAATTTGGTAAGATTTTTCTTGGTGATGTTGAAAGTACTAATGGTGTGGTTAAAGGAAAAGAGCTTACAGATTTTTTAAGAGAATTAACAAATTACATAAAATACTTTGCAGAGGATATGAACAAATCTAACTTAAATGCGGAACAACAAAAGGCTTGTAAAACACTTGTAGAAGATATGGTAGGATTAGCAGATTTTTACTTAGGAGATTCTCAACCATATACAAGTAGAAGAGTTTTTGTAACAGAGAGAGAGCACGAACCACAAGAATTAATAGATAGAAATAGCGAGTGGCCTGAAAGTGATTGGCTTGAAAAACCTGTATATTTTGAACCAAAAGAAGAGGGTGTATAATGGGTTTAGGAGATAGATTAAGAGATTTTATATCAAATAATATAGATGAACAACTTACCGATCTAAGAGGTAAAGTAAAAGATTTAACCAAAAAGATGAGACAAGGTAATGTAGAAACAAAAGAGATAGATAATGTGATGAAATCATTGGATTCACTTGAAAAAACAAAAGAAACTTTATCAAATTTAGGAACTCAAGTAGAAGGATTTTTAGATAGAGCTAAGACAGCTAAATCTGCAGCTGAAAAACTTAGAGAGGCTAATGTTGTTGCTTCTGCTTTAAATCCAGCAGCTGCCGCAATAACATTGGTTCAAGAAAAATTAATAGGCAAATCAGACGAAGAGGTAGCAGATTTAGGAAGCGCTGTTGATGGAGTAAAACCAACAGTGGGTAAAGTTGATAACGAAGTAAAGGTTATGAAAAAAGATTTAGATGATGCTAAAAAAGATCAAGAAGATAAAAAAATTAGAAAGGCTGCTAGAGATGATATGCTCGGTAGAGGTTAATTCAAATAGTTTATATTTATAATAAATGCAGGAGTTGAAAATGGCTAAGTCAACAAATAAAATAGTAAGTTTAATTAGAGAAATAGTTAGACAAGAAGTAAAAAAAGAGGTTAAGAATATATTTATTAAAGAAGGTATACAATCTATGTCTCAAAAAGTATCTAATGATACAGTGATGGAAGTTTTACCTGAAAGAAAACCAAAACCTAAAAAGAAAGTTCAATACACCAAAAATCCTATGTTGAATGATATTTTAAATGAAACCGCAAATGCTGGAGAAATGGATGAGTATCCAACAATGGGTGGTGGAACATTTGATACTTCAAAAATGGCTGAGGTTATGGGTTATGGAAATGTGCTGGGTAGTGCAGAAGATAAAAGAAAAGCCGCAGCTGTACAAACAGCTCGAGCAGTTGGTGCTGATACATCCAATCCAGCAGTACAAGACGTGATGAGTAATTTAACAAAAGATTACAGAGGTGTAATGAAAGCTTTAGATAAGAAAGATGGAAAAATATAATGTCAGTAATTGAAAAAGATTTAAACCCAGACACTTACATTGGACTTGCCTTACCATTACGACATGGTAATGAGGGTTTTTTTAGTAAAACAAAAAGAACAATTGATCAATTAAAATTTGATATTAAAAATCTTTTACTAACAATTAGAGGTGAACGTTTGGGAAATCCAACATTTGGAAGTGATTTAATGAGAGTTATATTTGAACCAAATGATGATGATATAGATAGTGCTATAGAAGAAAGTATAAGGGCTTCAATATCAGAATGGCTTCCATCAGTTAACATTGAAAATATTGAAATAACTAAACCTGAGTTCAATCCTCATTTAGTGAATGTAAGAATATTATTTACAGTAGATGTGTCAGCAGAACCAGCTGAAGTGAAGATTGCAGTAAATGCAAATTCCTAAACGGAGAAAATAAATGCCATATAGTCAAAGTAAAAATTCAAAAAAAGAAGTTAGATATTTAAATAAAGACTTCACTTCATTTAAAAATAATTTAATTGAATTTGCTAAAATCTACTATCCAAACACATATAATGATTTTAACGAATCATCGCCAGGTATGATGTTTATTGAGATGGCTGCTTATGTAGGTGATGTTCTTTCTTATTATATGGATAATCAATTCAAAGAAAGTTTACTTGCATATGCTGAAGAGAGAAAGACTGTGTATAATATGGCTCAATCTTTTGGGTATAAGCCTAAACTAGCATCGCCATCGTATGGAGAGGTAGATATATATCATACAGTACCAGCAATATCTTCAGGAACAGGTGCGAGTTTTGTAACTAAACCAGATTTAAATTATGCTTTAAAAGTTGGTAGTGGAATGCAATTACAATCTGATAATGGTATAACTTTTAGAACTACATCAGACGTTAATTTTAAATATTCGAGCTCTTACGACCCAATGAATATAACTGTTTATGAGAGTTCAGATAATATTCCTGTTACTTACTTACTAAAAAAGACAGCAAAAATAGAAAGTGGTGAAATAGCTGTTGAAAGATTTAGTTTTAACGATGCGGTAAAATATGACAGAATTGTTTTAGCTGCTGAAAATGTTACGGAGATAATATCTTGTACAGACGATGATGGTAACAATTGGTATGAAGTTGACTTTTTAGCTCAAGATACTGTGTTTACGGATGAAGAAAATTTGAACACCGAAGGAAATGATGATTACGCAAACGCAGACCAAGCACCATACCTACTAAAACTTTTAAAGACTGCTAGAAGGTTTAGAACTTTCATAAGACCTGATGGTAGAACTGAGTTAAGATTTGGTGCGGGTACTTCTGATTCTCCTGATGAAGAGATTGTACCTAACCCAGATAGTGTAGGGTCTACTTTGCCAGGTTCACCAACTTACTTAGGACAGGCTTTCGATCCTTCAAATTTTTTAAACACTAGAACTTATGGCCAAGCACCATCGAATACCACATTAGTTATTACTTACAGACATGGAGGTGGTGTAGACCACAATGTTAGGTCTAGAGCGATAACTTCTATTGTTGATATTAATCTAACTTTAGATGAAACTGGATTAAATACGGCTTTAGTTAACAACACAAAGGGTTCTTTAGTAGCATTGAACGAAACTCCGACTTCTGGTGGTAAAGGTCCTGAAAATGTTACTGAAGTGAAAAACAATACACTAGCTTACTTTCAAGCCCAACAGAGAGTGGTAACTAAACAAGACTACATAGCTAGAGTCTACGCACTTCCTGCGATATATGGTAATATCGCTAAAGCATACATTGTACAAGACACACAAATAGATCCTGCTACAATAAGCACTTCAAAAAAGAAGAAAAGAAAAAAAAGAAAAAAAGGAAAGGGTGCTCCAGAACCACCAAAACCAAGCATTATT